GATAAGCCAAAGACTGAGCTTGCTTTTCGTATACCTGCATCTAAGATTACTAAAAAGAATATGTATGACACTGTAGATGATGAACTCTATGGTTTAGATACCACAATTGACTGGAAGAATACAGACGAAAACTCCTATGATGGTGAAAAGTTATTACTGCTCGTACACGATGAAAGCGGTAAGTGGATTAAGCCAAACAATATTCTCAACAACTGGAGGGTCACAAAAACGTGTTTGAGATTAGGTAGCAAGATTATAGGTAAGTGCATGATGGGATCTACATCAAACGCCTTGAGCAAAGGAGGGGATAATTATAAAAAGCTATATGAAGATTCAAACATAGAAACTAGGAATGATAATGGTCAAACCAAAAGTGGTATGTATTCTTTGTTTATCCCTATGGAGTGGAACATGGAGGGTTTTATAGATAGGTTTGGCATGCCGGTATTCTACAAGCCAGAAACAAAAATACTCGGGGTTGATAATGAAATGATAAGCAACGGCGCCATTGACTATTGGAAAGCTGAGGTTAACTCACTCAGTAAAGATGCTGATGCCTTAAATGAATTTTACAGACAGTTCCCTCGCACTGAATCACATGCATTTAGAGATGAGAGCAAAACGTCGTTATTTAATCTAACAAAAATATATCAGCAAATTGATTACAATGACTCTTTAATTATAGAGCAACATGTTACACGAGGAAAGTTTTATTGGCAAGATGGGATATTAGATTCTAAAGTTATATTTTCTCCAGATCCAAAGGGTAGGTTTAGAGTATCATGGATGCCAAACAAGGATATCACTAATAAAAAATATAAAAAGTTCAGTCATTATTTTCCTCTAAATGAGCACATTGGAGCATTTGGATGTGACTCATATGACATATCTGGTACAGTAAAAGGTCGAGGATCTAATGGTGCTTTACATGGGTTGACCAAATACAGCATGGAAGAGGCACCAAGTAATGAGTTTTTTTTAGAGTACGTAGCTAGACCACAAACAGCTGAGATATTTTTTGAGGAAGTTCTTATGGCTTGTGTTTTTTATAGTATGCCTATTCTAATTGAGAACAATAAACCAAGGCTTTTGTATCATTTTAAAAACAGAGGATACAGGGGTTTCTGCATGAACAGACCTGATAAACATTTCACAAAACTTTCTAAAACAGAAAAAGAGCTAGGCGGTATACCTAATACCTCAGAAGATGTAAAGCAATCACACGCATCAGCAATAGAATCTTATATTGAAAAACATGTAGGATTGGATTTGTCTGGAGCATATAGAGATCCATCTGATATGGGGAGCATGAATTTTACAAGGACCTTGGATGAGTGGGCACGATTTGATATTAATAATAGAACTAAGTTCGATGCTAGTATCAGCTCGGGTTTAGCAATTATGGCCAACCAAAAAAACCTATATTTACCTGAACAAAAACAAAACAAAATAAACCTTAACTTTGCAAGGTATACTAATAATGGAATTTATAGTGAATTAATCAAATAGATGGAAGACGTAAAAATTAATATTTCATCTGTAGGTTTTCCAAGTCAGTTTGTATCAGACTCAGAAAAAGCAACCAAGGAATTTGGTTTACAGATAGGACAAGCGATACAATACGAATGGTTTAGGAAAGACTCAAACGGATCTAGATACTATAGCCAATGGCGGGACTTTAACAGATTGAGGCTTTATGCTAGAGGCGAACAGTCTATTGGTAAATATAAAAACGAATTAGCCGTTGATGGTGATTTGTCATATCTAAACTTAGATTGGACTCCAGTGCCTATTCTGCCTAAATTTGTAGACGTTGTCGTTAATGGAATGCAAGACCGTCTTTTCAAAGTTAAAGCTTATGCTCAAGATGCATTGTCTCAAGCAAAGAGAAGTAAGTATCAAAACATGATAGAAGGACAGATGGCAGCAAAAGAGCCATTGCAAGTATTACAACAAAACACTGGATTTAATCCATTCACAATGGATCCCGACGAATTGCCTGCGTCAGATGAGGAGCTTTCTCTGTACATGAACCTTAATTACAAACCTGCAATAGAGATAGCTGAAGAAGAAGCTATAGACACAATGTTTGCAGAAAACCACTATGAAGATATACGTAAACGCATAGACTATGACCAAATGGTTGTGGGTATAGGTATGGCTAAACACGAGTTTCTTCCAGGAGCTGGAGTTAAAGTTTCATATGTAGATCCAGCAAACGTGGTATATAGTTACACTGAAGACCCATTCTTCAAGGATTGTTTTTACTGGGGTGAAATCAAAACAGTCTCATTGACTGAACTAAATAAGATTGATACAACTCTGACTACAGAGGATTTAGAAAAGATTTCACAATACAGCCAAAGTTGGTATGACTATTTTAATACTGCTCAGTATTACGAAAACGATATATTTTATCGTGACACTTGTACTCTTATGTATTTTAATTATAAGACCACCAAAAAAATGGTCTATAAGAAAAAGTTAAACGACAACGGTTCTTCACGAATGATAGAAAAGGATGATAGTTTTAATCCTCCAGATGAAATGCTTGAAGAAGGAAAGTTTGAGAAAATAGAAAAAACTATTGATGTATGGTATGACGGTGTAATGGTTATGGGTACTAATATTATTCTCAAGTGGGAACTTGCTAAGAATATGGTCAGGCCTAAGTCATCATCACAGCATGCTATGCCTAACTATGTGGCAGCAGCTCCTAGAATGTACAAGGGTGTAATCGAATCTCTAGTCAGAAGGATGATACCATTTGCCGATCTAATACAAATGACACATCTTAAGTTACAACAAGTAATTGCTAGAGTTGTGCCAGACGGGGTATATATTGATGCTGATGGATTAAATGAAGTAGACCTCGGAACTGGTGCAGCTTATAATCCAGAGGACGCATTGCGTTTATACTTTCAAACAGGTAGTGTAATTGGAAGAAGTTATACTCAAGAAGGAGAATATAATCAAGGTAGGGTGCCGATACAACAATTGACTAGCAACTCTGGGGCATCTAAAACACAAATGCTTATTGCTAATTATAATCATTACTTAGACATGATTCGCTCTGTAACTGGTTTAAATGAAGCCAGAGATGGGTCTACTCCAAACTCTGATGCACTAGTAGGAGTTCAAAAATTAGCAGCTTTAAGTTCCAATACAGCTACCCGCCATATATTAGACGGAAGTCTTTACATATATCGTACGTTAGCTGAAGCGTTAACGTATAGGGTGGCTGACATATTAGAATACTCTGATTTTAAAGATGACTTTATTAATAAAATAGGTAAGTACAATGTTAGTATACTTGGAGAAATAGCAGATTTATATATTTATGACTTTGGAGTTTTTATAGAACTGTCCCCAGATGAAGAGCAAAAAGCAATGCTTGAGCAGAACATACAAATGGCTTTGTCTAAAGGAGATATTAATTTAGAAGACGCTATAGATATACGAGAAATTAAAAACTTGAAGCTTGCTAATCAACTACTTAAGGTTAAACGTAAGTCTAAACAAGAACAAGATGAGCAGCGAGAAATGCAAAAACAAGCCATGATTTCTCAACAGCAAATTAAGTCTCAAGAGTTAGCTGCACAAGTAGCTATGCAAACAATAGAATTAGAAACCCAAGGTAAGCTTAAGTATAAGCAAGGCGAAATGCAATTAGAGATTGAGCGCAATAAAGTAGAGGCGCAGCTTAAAAGTCAACTAATGGAGCAAGAGTTTAATTATAACCTTCAGTTAAGGCAAATGGATGGCATGGCATTATCTCAAAGAGAAACTTCTAGAGAAGATGCTAAGAGTCAGAGAATTAGCCAACAAAACACAGAGCAGTCTAAATTAATAAACCAACGTAAAAATAATCTTCCTCCTCAAAACTTTGAGTCTAATGAAGATAGTTTGGATGGTTTTGACTTGGCTGAGTTTGAGCCTAGATAGTGCCAAAAACGTATATATATTTTATATAACTTTGTAATACATAAAATCTAATCTAAATCAAATGGAAATTAAAGTACGAGAATTGACTGATGTTAAAGAAAAATCAGCACAAGAAGTTGAGCAAGAGCTTTTAGACAAGCATGATGCCCAACAAGAATTAAAGTTTGACGACACTAATATAAAAGTGTCAGAAGAAAAGCCGGAAGCTACAGAAGCGGAGGCAAAGACCGAAGAGGCACAAGATACAGTAAGCGAAGAAAAGCCTGAGCCTACTGAAAAAGAAATTACTTCGCCTGAGTTATCAGAAGAAGACGTTCTTTCATTTATTGGAGAAAGATATGGTAAGCAGATTAATTCTATAGATGAATTAGTTGAAGCAAAAGCAGAGGCACCAGAAATGCCAGAAGATATTGCAGCTTACTTTAAGTATAAAAAAGAAACAGGAAGAAGCATTGAGGATTTTGTTAAGTTACAAAAAGATTACTCAGATGTAAATCCTGAAACTTTGGTAAGAGAGTATTTAACAATTACTGAAGAAGGTTTAGATCCTGAAGACATAGACTCATTAATGGATGACTATGTTTATGACGAGGAGCTAGATGATGAATCAGTAATCAAGAAGACTAAATTAGCAAAGAAAAAAGTTATTGCTAAAGCAAAAAGATTCTTTAAGGAACAGCAAGAACAATACAAGTTGCCCCTTGAGTCAAGGGAAAACTCGTTCGGAGATTCTGAAGAATACCAAGCTTATAAGCAATATGTGAATACGGCTCAAAGTCAGCAGGAAGAAGCTAATCGAAAGAGCGAATGGTTTGTTAAAAAAAGTAATGAATTATTCGATACAGAATTTAAAGGTTTTAAGTTCAATTTAGATGAAAACGATATATACTTTACACCTGGGAGTGCTTCTGAATTAAAGAAAGCTCAAGAGACGCCAATGAATTTTGTAAATAAGTTTATTGACGACAAAGGACTTTTAAATGATCCAGAAGGATACCACAGATCTTTAGCTATAGCAATGAATCCAGATAAGTTTGCTCAGTTTTTTTATGAGCAAGGTAAATCTAGTGCCACAGAAGATGTTATGCGTAAAACCAAAAATATAAATATGACGGAGCGCAATACACCAGAGTCGGTTGCTAAATCAGGATTCCAAGTTAAATCAGTCTCAACCCCTTCGAGTAATGGGCTGAGAATTAAAAGTATAAAAAGAACTTAATATTAATTTAAAATTTTATAATCATGGCAGGACAAGTAAAATCCACACCAACATTTGCGCTAACGCCGAGTTCGGAAAGAACTCCTACAGCACAAAACTACATAACTAACTTTGACTTTTTAAATCAGTATCTACCTGATACTTATGAGAAAGAGTTTGAGCGTTATGGTAACAGAACTATCTCTTCATTCCTACGTATGGTAGGAGCTGAGATGCCTACTAACTCTGACCTTATCAAATGGGCTGAGCAAGGTAGATTACATACTAAATATACATCAGTAGGTTATTCTAATCAAGCATTGCCAAGAGACCAAGTTGTCATGCAAGTCAATGACGTGCTAGACCCAACAGCTGCTGAGCAGGTTATCAGAGTAGGACAAACTATTGTGGTTGTCCAAAATGATGGATCAGGATCAAACAAAGCTGTTGTTAGTGCAGTAGATAATGGTGCTGGTGGTAGAGGGCAGTTTACAGCTGACTTTTACGAAGCAGGTGGTATAACAACTTTAGGTACAGGATTAAATAACGCTGACGTAACTGTATTTATCTACGGATCAGAATTTAAAAAAGGAACTGCAGGAATGCAAGGTTCTCTTGAATCAAATGATTTCATCTTTGACAACAAGCCAATTATTATCAAGGATACTTACAATGTATCTGGATCTGACATGGCTCAAATTGGATGGATTGAAATTACAACTGAAGATGGCGGAACTGGATACCTATGGTACCTAAAATCTGAGCACGAAACAAGACTACGTTTTGATGACTTCTTAGAAACAGCAATGATTGAAGCTGTACCTGCTGAGCAAAACTCAGGGGCTGCTGCCATTCTTGGTAGCTCGGGTGCTGCTGCTAATCCAGGTGCTGGATCTGATGGTATTTTCTACAGTGTACAACAAAGAGGTAATATCTGGGACGGTGGAAACCCAACAGTGTTAGCTGACTTTGACAATGTAATTAGTCGTCTAGATAAGCAAGGAGCAATTGAAGAAAACGTATTATTCGTTGATCGTCAGTTTGCTTTTGATATTGATGATATGTTAGCTGCACAAAACTC